TGGTGACCACCTATTTTAATATCTACAAGACGATCATCGAAACCGTCCTGAACGTGATAAAGACCGTGGTGACTACTGTTTGGAATGCGATAAAAACCGCTGTAGAAACTGTCGTGAATGCCATAAAGACAGTTATCACCACGGCTTGGAATGCCATCAAGACTACGACCTCTACGATTTTCAATGCCGTAAAGAGCGTGATCACTTCCGTATGGAATGGCATAAAGAGCGCAGTCATGAATGTGGTAAATACCATGAAGTCCGGAATCAGCAATGGCTTCAATGCGATCAAGAGTACGGTTTCCAATATCGTAAACGGGATCAAGAATACGATCTCCAATGTGTTCAATACAATCTGGAGCACGGTATCCGGCATTGTAAACAAGCTAAAGAGCGTGTTCAACTTCAGCTGGAGCCTGCCAAAGATCAAGCTGCCGCACTTTTCCATAACAGGCAGCTTTTCGCTGAATCCGCCGTCCATACCGCACTTTTCTGTGGACTGGTATAAGAAGGCGATGTCCGGCGGCATGATTTTAAAGGACGCGACCATCTTCGGCCAGAGCGGCGGCACACTGCTTGGCGGAGGCGAGGCCGGTGATGAGGCTGTGGTCGGCGTGAGCTCACTGCGCTCCATGATTCAGGATGCAGTAAGCAGCGCAACCCTCAGCGTTTCCGGCGACCAGCCTCTCATCAATATCGGGGAGATGAGCGTCAGAAGCGACGATGATATCCGGAAGATTTCTCAGCAGCTGAATACACTTCTTACTGCCGGACGCAGGGCGAAAGGACTGGTGTAATATGGGATTTTCATTTAACGGAACAACCTCCCAGTCTATGGGACTTGCGACAAGAATAACAAACGAATATCGGATGCCGGAGCTTCGGAATAACACGATCACCATGCCCGGACGACACGGCGTATTTGATTTCGGAGAAACGGTATCCGAGCGAAAGATACTGATTTCCTGCTTTATTCCTCCGGGAAAGACAGACGCGCAGTTTCTGTCAAAGAAGGATGACATTATTGAGTGGCTCAATCCGGACAACGGCCTATGCCAGCTCATTCTGGATAAGGAACCGGGACGAGTGTATGAAGCAAGGCTTACGTCTGGATTCTCCTTTGACCGGGCAGTTCGTAATTCCTGCACCTTTGATCTGGAATTTTTCTGCCCAGACCCTTATGGCTATGCCATATCGGACGAGACCTTTGATTTTGCGGAAGCCGGAACCTTTACCGCTTCCCGCGCTCTTGGAAATATCGAGTCTTACCCGGTCTACTCCTTGAAGGGTGTGATCCCTTCCGGGACTGACTCGTATATCTCCATAACCACAAACGGCAGCGAGCTTCAGATCACTGGACGGCTTGCTGCCGGAGAAACCTTGATTATTGACTCCGACCTTATGACAGCAAAGGTAGTGGATTCCAATGGCGAGACGCTTAGAAACGGTCTCCCGCTTCTGTCGGAGCTGAATTTCCCGGTCTTAAATACCGGAGATAATACCATCGTGATTGCTGCGGTCGGTACGAGTACAACATTTACGGAACTGAACATTCAAGCCAGAAGCCGCTGGAGGTGATATTGCATGGCTCTTAAAAATATATTGAATACCCAAGATGCCTTCACCGGCGAGTTCCCGGCTGCATGGGCTCCCGACGGTCTCTGGCGTTTTAACGAGTCCGAACCGGATGCAGATGATTATCTGGCGGATTCCTCCGGGAAGGATCGCAAGGCATATATTCATAACTGGAGCGGAACAACCGCAGATATGAAAACAGGCAATTTCGGTCGCTATTTTCAGATGAACATCAATAATCCTTCATCGGAGAAAACCTACCTGAAAGTAGAAAACGACGGCAGCATCTTCTCAAGCCTCGGTGAAACCATCGTGGTCGGCGGCTGGATGAAGCCTACGACATATTCAGTCGGCAACACCTATACTCCGATCTTGAATACCCGCTACGGTTCCGGGCAGCCGATTTTCTATCTGTCGCTGATCAGAGGAAAACCGAGGATTATGCTGTATAACTCCTCCGGTTCTCTGATCCTCGATACGTCTGTAACGCCATCATTCTCTTTGCTAAACGGCTACTGGTATTTTATCGCATGCGTGATTAAGCCAAATGCCAAGACAGCGCAATACATCCTTGGCGATAAGAGCTCCGGCACGATTTGGCAGTCAAGTGTGCTGACCTTTACCGGAGAGCTGAACCGTAGCTGCGTGGCTGACCTCATCTGGGGAATGCACGCGGACTCCTACTGGTACGCAGGCGGCTTTGATGATTGGTTCCTCGACTGCGATTCTGATCTAACCGCCGATGACCTTGCAGAATATTTTCTGGAATCGCTCTCCGCAAACGGTGCAGATCTAACCGGTGATGTGGACGCTCTGACGACACCAGATGTCGTTACGCTTCGAGCTACAGACTCTGTCTATCCGTCAAGCGGACAGCTCATTACTGCAGCAAGGGACTGTGGCGTGACTGGTAACGGCAGAGTTTCTGTTAAGGCAGATTACTCTCCGGGAGAGACCTCTATCTCACTTGTGGAAACAGCCACCTCAGATGACCTCTCCACTTGGACAGAGTGGCAGGCTGTCGGTGCAAACGGCGAGCTGGAATCTCCTGCAAAGAAATACATCAAGTACCGCGTCACGCTTTCTACCACAAATACAGCAAGGACGCCTACGCTGACATCTATCAGTCTGTACGATAATCCAAAGCCGCTCTATACCAAACTTGGCTATGCAAGACCGGTCATTCTGGACTCAGACGGAAATGTGGAAGCTGTGTTGGATAACGCATATGACATTATTGTGACCAGTGAGATCAACGGTGTGGATGAGCTGGAATTTAAGCTGCCGTTTCAGGATAGCAAACGCGCCTATATCGATAACGAAAAGACCGTGCGTATTGTCAGCGACACCTATCGCATCCGCACGATTACGGACGACAAGGAAGAAAGCGGCAAGGCCATCACAACGGTCTATGCGGAAGCGGCATTCTATGACCTTGCCTACTCCGTAAAAAAGGACGAGATTACCTTTAACGCAGACACGGCTGATGTGCCGATGGCTTATGCCCTGCAGGGTACCGACTGGGATGTGGGCACGGTTAATGTCTCCACAAAGCGTACTTGGACTTGCTCTGAGAAAAACGCGCTGGCAATTTTGCGTGCAGTACAGAACATTCACGGCGGCGACCTGATTTTTGATAACGCAAACAGGATCGTGAAGCTCCTAACCTTCTCCGGTGAGGATTCCGGCGTACTGTTCTGCTACAAGAAAAACATGAAATCCATCCAACGCGTCATTGATACGACCAGCCTGATTACAAGGCTTTACGCCTATGGCAAGGACGGCATGACCTTTGCTTCGATCAATGGCGGCAACGAATATGTGCAGGACACGACCTATACTTCCGAAATACGAATTGCTACGCTGGATTGCTCGAACTTCACCAATCCATATCAGATGCTGGAATATGCCAACATGCGTCTGGCGGACTATGCATCTCCTCGTATCTCCTATGTACTAAAGGCGATGGATCTGTCGGTGTTAACCGGCTATGAACATGAAACATGGGAGCTGGGCGATACGGTCATGGTGAAGGATGACGACCTGAACCTGTCTGTAAAGACCAGAATCGTCCGTAGGGAATACAACCTGCAAGAGCCTTGGAATACGGTGCTGGAGCTTTCCACTACCCTCCGGGAGCTGGGCGATTCCTCCTCACGCTGGGATAGCGCAGCCGATACGCTGGAGTCTACCGATCTGATAGACAGTCAGGAAATGAAGGATCTGGTGCCGTTTAATCACCTGCGTAATTCCAGAGCAGATTCCGGCCTTACCTACTGGCAAAACTCCGGATTTGCTGTGGATGCAGATAATGGCGTATCCGGCACGGCTTCCTTCAAATGCGAAGGTGCGCTGAATACCACAAAAAGTCTTTCACAGACCATCACGCCCGCCAACCGGCAGTGCTATACCTTTTCGGCGCAGATTGCCTCCGAGAATCTCTCAATAGGTACGAATGGACAGGTGGGCATTGAGGTGACATTTGAATACGAGGACGGAACATCGGAAACACGATTTATAGACCTGATCTGAAGGAGGGATTTCTATGGCTTCATTTACACACGTGGCACAGGATATCTCTCCTCAGTATGGCCGCGTTACGAAGATCACCATACGGGTATGCGTGACAGACTGCACCGGTACAGTCTATATCACAGATATGCTCCTGCAGGGCGGCTCCATCGCGACCGGCTGGGTAGGACATGTATCAGAAATTCAATGGACGGAGGATGGATAAATGCCGGAGTTTACACGCTTTACAGAGACAATTACAAAAAAGCAGGCTAAGCGCGTCGTAAACATTACGGTAAAGCCCACCATCACAGATTGCACCGGTTCGGTCTGGTTTACCGACCTGATGCTGCAGGAAGGCGATAAAGTCACAGGCTTTGTCATCAATACCGAAAAACTTCTGAAAAAATATGATGGCGATGATGCGAAAGCAGGCAAGAGATTTTATAACGGCATCGTCCGTTCTGCTGCGACCTGCATTATCTACAATCTCGGCTCCACTGCTGCCGGTCTTGACTACAAGGTCTATCCGATTCAGGCGATGGCTGCCGGGAGTATATCGCTTGCGCTGGGTGAAGGTGCTCATAAGGCAACTTTCAAAGCGGCAGCGGCTGCCGGTGATGAATTTGACCTTTTCGCTTCTACGAGGGAGTGCCTGAAGAACGGCGCTGCAACAGCCAAGGACGGCTTTTTCCAATACTCTGCTGCCGGTGACAGCAAGCACCCAATCACAGTCGAAGATAAAAAATCGGCTCGAATCTATGTAGAATTTCAGGAAATGCAGGACGGAGGTGATGCCCTGTGAGCTATGATTATTTGAAAGGCCGCAAGTGCATGGTCTGGACATTCATGGGCAATTCCAGAATGTATCAGGCACTTGCCGCATATGGAGACCGCCTGTCACAGGTGGGTCTCTTTTCTTTTAAGGTATCGCGCACCGGTATCATCACGGAAAGCGGCGTGGCTATTTCCAATATGCTGACCTACATCAACCGATGGCCACACATCAAATGGCTGCTGACGATATCCAACGATGGCACGAACAGTATCTTTGCAGCTCTCCGGGATAACACCGACGGCGCTCAGGATACCTTCCTTTCGGAGATCGTCCGCATTATGGAAAAATACCCATGGTGCGACGGCATCGACATTGACCTTGAGAAAGGCGACGGATATTCCACGCACGCTGCCTCTACGGCGATGTTTCGGAATATCTATAACACAGTAAAAGGTTACGACAGCAGCAAGCTCATGAATATCTGCCTGCCGGGTATGAATTCCATCAACGGCTCGGTCGGAGGTGAAAACTGGTGCGTTTACGGCGACCTCAACGCTTACTGCGATACGGCGGCCATCATGAGCTATGGCATGGCGTGGGCAGGCTCTGCTCCCGGAGCCGTCTCTCCAAGGGACTGGCTTGAGGGCATTTACGACTATGCGGTCACGGTCATGAATCCGGATAAGATATTCTTCGGCCTTCCTGCATACGGCTGGAACTGGCAGATTTATGATCTTCCTGCAAACCTCGGTAAAACTTATCGCGGCACATCAAATACCTACTATGCGGCAAAGAACTGGATGACCGGGCAATACAACTTCACGGACGATGCTCCACCGCAGCCCTTCATCCCGATCCTCGCATACTGGGACGATTACGACATGGTACCTTGGGCGCTTCCGCAGGTCTACGACTTCATGGAAGGCAGAGACGCCACAAGCTATGAGTATCCTCTGATGAACGGAACCTATAACAGGCGGCATTATCTGACGGCTTATAGCAAAGAGCAACACACAGAGTTCGGCACCATCTATGTGGATGCGGATGGAACGACAAGCTCCTACTCCGGCATTGTATCCTTTGAAAACGGCGTGGCCACTCTCGGTGATGCGGGCTCTGCCACATATACCTTTTCCGTTTCAAGCGCCGGAACCTACGACATTGCCATCCGGCTCTGCTATCCCTTCTGGGATAAAAACGGCATCTATGTTTCGATTGACGGCAACACGACGCATTTTACGGAAAGCAGGCTCTGGTGGCCATATTGGAGAAGCACCTTCTGGGCGACACTCGCCAGCAACATTTCACTATCTGCCGGGACGCACACCATCGTGATATCCGTAGATGTAAAAGGCGTACAGTTTTACGGCTACCGTGTTTGCAGCAGCTTTTCGGAGGCTCCCTCTGCAGGCACTGCGACCTTTACGCTCTCTCCACGCCACTTTATCGACGTGGACGGCAACGAGTGTCAGCCGGACAGAGCTTTCAAGCTCACCTGCGAAATGCTGAGGCGAAAGCCGGATTCTGCCCTCATCTGGTATGAGGATTTCCGGGACTACGGTGTGCTGCAAACAAACTACTGGACGACCCTTTCAGGCTCTTGGACGGTATGGCGCGAAGATGAATATTCCGAAAGCCGCGTCTACTCCCAGCTTGACGGCTCCGGAAAGCTCGCATGGCGATACGATGGCTTTTCCGATATTCACCTGCGGACAAGGCTGGCCTTTCCTGCAACAGGAAGTGGCAAGGCCGGAGTATTCTGCGGTGATCTGTTCTGCTGCCTGAATTATGATTCTCAGGCTGTGGATCTTTATAATGGCAGCACGCTCCTTGGCAGCTACAGCCAGACCATAGAGCGGACAGCAAACGCCGACCTTCGTACCGATCCATCCATGTACACGGTCGAGATGCGTATCCGTGGGAATAAGGTGCGTGTTTATTCCGGTTCTTCCTATACGCTTCGCTTCACTGCTACAGTCAGCGGCTTTTCCGGAGGCTATGCCGGATACCGATCAGATAACCGGACGGTCTGCGAGCTGCTCCGCCTTGGCGATGCGTGGACTTACGAGCCATACGAACGCTTTGATGTTACCTTCCCGGACGGCACAGTTACGCAGTATGGCAGGATCAGCCGGTCGAACGCCACGTGGGATACGGAATTTCAGGTGTTTACGTTGACCTCGGATATCGAGGAGGATGCGACACGCAGCGAGAGTATTTCGCTGGATTATGAATTCTACCACTCCCATGAGCTTGCCCTGACCTGCGGCAACGATTATACGGTGACCATCACGCCAAAGGATATCGACATCTGGATAGCAAGGCTCTTTCTCGGAGACGCAGACGGCTTTTCCATCCTCTACTATCAGGATGTGGACTCGCTCGTTTACTGGGCAAACGAAGCGGCCTACCGCTGGGGAGTGAGAGGCTTTGCCATGTGGTCGCTGGGACAGGAAGATATGCGGCTCTGGGAAGCGCTGCCAAAACAGATATAACTTTATACACGGATACAGTTCACGAGGCTGTCTGCAAAATGCAGGCGGCTTTTATTTTGCACAAAGGAGGGATTTTCTCATGAAAGAATTCTGGAACACGATCCAACTGGTATTTGCCGCTGTCGGAGGCTGGCTTGGCTATTTCCTTGGCGGCTGTGACGGACTCTTGATTGCTCTGGTGATCTTTGTGACCTGCGACTACCTTACCGGCATCATGTGTGCCATCGCAGACAAAAAGCTCTCAAGCGAGGTCGGCTTTAAGGGAATCTGCCGCAAGGTGCTGATCTTCCTGCTGATAGGCATCGGAAACGTCATTGATGTTCAGGTACTCGGCCATCCGGGAGTGCTCCGCACGGCGATCATCTTCTTCTACCTGTCCAATGAAGGTCTGTCGCTGACGGAGAACGCAGCACACCTCGGCCTGCCGGTACCAGAGAAATTAAAGGAGGTCTTGGAGCAGCTCCATGACCGTCACGATGAGGAGGAAAAATAACATGACGAGAAAAGGAATCGACGTCAGTCATTGGCAGGGAACCATTGACTGGAATAAGGTCAAAAAGGCCGGTATCGAGTTTGCCATCATCAAAGCTGGCGGCTCCGATGCCGGTTTTTATACGGACAGCAAATGGGAAGCAAATTACAAAGGCGCTAAGGCTGCCGGTATCCCCATCGGCGCTTATTACTTTGTCGGAAAGGACTGCGTGACTGCTGCCACCGGAAAAGCAGATGCCGAGCGCTTCCTGCAAATCCTGAAGGGCAAGCAACTGGAATACCCGGTCTACATGGATAACGAAGCGCAGCCTGCCTCTGCCAAGGCCGGAATCACTGAGGCCACCATTGCTTTCTGTGAAACTATGGAAGATGCCGGATACTTCGTCGGGATCTATGGCTCCGCTGTTTCCGGCTTCAAAGAACGCATGGATGACACGAAACTCACGCCCTACGCTCACTGGGTAGCGCAGTATGCCAGCAAATGTTCTTATAAGGGCGACTACGGCATCTGGCAGTATTCTTCCAAGGGCTCTGTTGACGGCATCAGTGGTAATGTGGATATGGACTACGCCTATGTGGATTATCCTGCCATTATCCAGAACGGCGGCTTCAACGGCTTTACAAAGTCTGCGTCCGATGACAGCAAGCCTGCCACTCCTGCTCCGGTCACTCCGGCAAAGACCGTAGATGAGCTGGCGCAAGAGGTGCTGGACGGCAAATGGGGAAACGGAACCGACCGCAAAGAACGCCTCACCGCTGCCGGGTATGATTATTCTGCCGTGCAGGCAAAGGTCAATGCTCTGGTGAAAAAGCAGGAATCTACTCCTGTCTACTACACCGTAAAAAGCGGTGATACCCTCTCCGGAATTGCTAAGAAATACAGCACCACGGTTTCGGCGATCCAGAAGCTCAACCCGACGCTCATCAAAAACGTCAACCTTATTCTGACCGGCTGGAAGATCAGAGTGAAATAACTGAATATCCAATCTACTATGCCTGCGAGTGTTCTTCGGAATACCCGCAGGCTTTTTTTTATTTTCCTCCGCTCAAAAAGGCAGTTCATCTCCAGTGGAAACTGGAGGTGGATATGTTATGACAGACGAAATCACAAATGTTCAATCTGGATATTTCACGCAAGAGCGGATTCAGGGCGATCTGGACTACCGCAGAGCGCAGACAATCGCAAAGAAGATGCTCGATGACGGCCTCATTTCTGTGGCTGAATTCAACAAATTAACCGCCATCAATCGGGAAACTTTCTCCCCCTTGTTCGCGGAAATAATGCCGAAAATCCCTTGATATGTAGTCGCTTTAGAGTGATGTATAGACGTACGGAAAGGAGGGACTTCCCTTGAAAAAAGTCACGAAAATCGCGGAAACAGCGAGCTCGAAAGTTAAACTCAAGAAGATCAGGGTAGCCGCCTACTGCCGCGTCTCTACGGATTCTGATGCCCAGCTTGAGAGCCTTGATGCACAGAAAACCCACTACGGAAATTACATCACATCCCGTGATGACTGGGAGTTCGCTGGACTCTATTACGACGAAGGCATCACTGGCACCAAGAAGGACAAGCGCCCGGAGCTCCTACGACTCATTGACGACTGCAAGGCCGGTAAAGTGGATTTTGTTATCACAAAATCCATCAGCCGCTTCAGCCGGAACACAACGGACTGCTTAGAACTGGTAAGAAAACTGCTCGCCCTGCACATTCCGATTTATTTCGAGAAGGAAAATATCAACACCGGCTCAATGGAGAGCGAGCTGTTTCTGGCAATTCTCTCCAGCATGGCCGAAGGCGAGTCTGTTTCCATATCAGAAAACAGCAAGTGGTCAATCCAGAAACGCTTTGGGAGCGGCACCTATAAAGTCAGCTACCCACCCTACGGCTACGATTGGGATGGCGAGCAGATGATCATCAATCCGGAGCAGGCGGCTGTGGTAAAAGAAATCTTCGCAGCGCTGCTCTCCGGCAAAGGCACCCACGCCATCGCGGATGACCTGAACCGGCGCGGCATTCCTACCAAGCGAAACGGACGCTGGACGGCCACAACCATTCGCGGGATGCTCTCCAATGAGAAGTATGTCGGCGACTGCCTTTTCCAGAAAACCTACTCGGATTCACGCTTTGTCCGGCACAACAACCACGGCGAGCAAACACAATACTTGGTCAAGGATCATCACGAGGCAATCATTAGCCGGGAGGACTTTGAAGCAGCTCACGCTTTTATTCACCAGCGGGCAACGGAAAAAGGTGTCGTCAAAGGAAGTGACAAATACCAGAATCGCTACACCTTCTCCGGGAAGATCATCTGCGGCGAGTGCGGCGATACCTTTAAGCGCCGGATTCACAGCTGCACCGGATACAAATACGCTGCGTGGTGCTGCAATACCCATATCAAGGATAAGGATAAATGCCACATGCTTTTTGTAAAGGACGATGATTTGAAGCAGGCTTTCATCACCATGATGAACAAGCTGGTCTACGCGCACAGGATCATTTTAAAGCCATATGTGGACGCGCTGAAAAACACATCGTCGGACGACTCGCTTCGGCGCATTCAGGAAATACAGACCCTATTAGCGCAAAACACAGAAAAGCGCGAGACGCTGACAAAGCTCATGACACAGGGCATCATTGATCCGATCCTTTTTAACAAGGAAACAAACGAGCTGCTTTCGCAGGCGGACAGTTTCCGGGATGAGATTAATGCCTTAAAAAACGCTGTCTCCGGAGATGTAACAAAGGTCACCGCAGCCACAGCGCTTCTGCATTTTACAGAAAAAGGCGGAATACTTCAGGAATTCGATGATGACCTGTTTAAAGAATATGTGAACCGCATCATTGTACGCTCCAGAAATGAAGTGTGCTTTGAATTGAAATGCGGTCTGACACTTCGGGAAAGGATGTGAATACATGGGACATACACCTTACGGCTACAGCATTGAAAACGGATGCGCCACCATTAACGAGGATGAAGCTGGTAAAATACGAAAGCTCTATGAGAATTACATCTCCGGGATGGCACTGGCCAAGGCTGCTGCCGCCGCTGGCATTGAAACCTACCACGGCACGGCAAAGCGCCTGATGGAAAACAGTCACTACCTCGGAGACGATTTTTACCCGGCAATCATCGATCAGGAAACCTTCGATAAAGCTGCTGCCATCCGTCTGGAACGAGCCGGGAAACTTGGCAGGCTGAACAGGAAAAAGAACTTAAAACCTGCAGCGTCTCCTACCGGCTTTCGCATGGCAGCGGCAGAGCAACACTATGAAGATCCGAGGCTGCAGGCAGAATACCTCTACAGCCTCATTGAAAGCGAGGTAAGCTAATGGGAAATGTTATGGTGATTCCGGCCAGACGACAGGTCGGAAATACAGTAAAACAATCAGCTCTGAAAAAGCTCCGTGTTGCAGCCTACTGCCGCGTCAGCACAGATTCAGAAGAACAGGAAACAAGCTACGAGGCGCAGGTCACGCACTACACGGAGTACATCCAGAAAAATCCTGACTGGGAGCTGGCAGGCATATTTGCGGACGATGGCATCTCCGGTACCAACACCAAAAAGCGTGACGAGTTCAACCGCATGATCGAGGAGTGCATGGCCGGAAACATCGACATGATCATCACCAAATCCATCAGCCGATTTGCCCGAAACACCCTCGACTGCCTCCAATATATCCGGCAGCTCAAGGACAAGAACATTCCAGTCTATTTTGAGAAGGAGTCCATAAACACGCTGGATGCCAAAGGCGAGGTGCTCCTTACGATCATGGCGAGCCTTGCCCAGCAGGAAAGCCAATCCATGAGCGAGAACATCAAGCTCGGCCTTCAATACCGCTACCAGCAGGGCAAGGTTCAGGTTAACCACAACCGCTTCCTCGGATACACCAAGGATGAAAACGGCAACCTCGTCATCGATCCGGAACAGGCAGAAATCGTAAAACGCATCTACCGGGAATACCTCGAAGGCTCCAGCATGGACAAGATTGCCGCCGGTCTTATGGCTGACGGCATTTTAACCGGAGCAGGAAAAGAAAAATGGCACACCAGCACCATCAACAAAATTCTCCGGAACGAGAAGTATATGGGTGACGCGCTGCTTCAAAAGACCTATACCACAGACTTCTTAACAAAAAAGCGGATCAAGAACAACGGCACCGTCCCTCAATACTACGTCGAAGGCGATCACGAAGCGATCATTCCAAAAGACCTCTTCATGCAGGTGCAGGCGGAGCTTGTCCGTCGCCGGGTAGTCCACGTCAGCCCGACAGGCAAGAAGCGCAGTTTCTCCTGCAATCACTGTTTTGCACAGATGGTTTTCTGCGGTGACTGCGGTGAGCTTTACCGGCGCGTTCAC